GCGGAGATACTGACAAATCGATGGAACGCCGTGTGATTGGAAACTTTCATGCACGGTGTGAAGTGGGGGAAAAGCCTGAGAGTATATCAGGGGCTTACCTATCACTATCCGAAGTCAACGAAGACGATACGGGCGTGCTGCCGGCGACGATTACCGGATGGTATACGGAAGTGTACGAACCGACCTTTGCGGTCGCTTGATGGAGGTAGTATATGGATAACGAACGAGCTGCTTCTATTACGATAGCGGGGAAAGAGTATCAGCTGATTCTCACAACCCGGGCCACGAAAGAAATCGCCAAGCGCTACGGCGGATTGGCGAACCTTGGAGACAAGCTCATGAAATCGGAGAACTTCGAGTTGGCTTTGGACGAACTGATCTGGCTGATCGCGTTGCTGGCGAATCAGAGCATTCTGATCCACAATTTCCAGCATCCGGAGGACAAGCGGGAGCCACTGACGGAGGAAGAAATCGAACTTCTGACCACGCCGACGGATTTGGCCGAATACAAGGACGCGATCATGGATTCGATGCTGCGGGGCACGAAGCGCTATGTGGAAAGTGAACCGCAGACGGAAAAAAACGCGTCGGCCGGGTGAGCGATGAGGAAACGTTCGCCCGGTTGCTCTTTTACGGCGTAACCCTGCTGGGCCGGACAGAGCGCGAAGTCTGGCTCATGCCGCTTGGCGCGCTGCTCGACCAGTGGGAGATCTACAAGCAGTTCCATGGGCTGGCAAAGGTGAAGGCGGAGTATGCGATTGACGAGATTGTTCCGATAGGCATATAACCAAGGGAGGGCGACATGCTTGCATCCTGCTGTTCGGCCGAAGCATGATGAGAAATAAAAATACACTTTTTGAAACGTTACTTTACAGCAAGTATGCTAATAGCACATGAATTGTTTAGCAGGCAGGACGATTATTTTGTTGATTGTTCAACTCCTGTTGGATTACACTAGTAAATAGTAATGTCTGCCCTGCTTTTTGCAAATATGGCAGATACAGCTATTGTGTATTGTGATAAGAATTAAAACTCACTTTGCTGGATTCAATGATTTTGTTAGCAAATCTATTCAGCGGCTTAGAACAACATGAAAAGAGGTAATTATTGAAAGCATGACTATAAAGATTATTTTTTACAAATCATCCTCTCAATACTACGAATCTGTATGCCAAAGATGCATAACTTTTAACTCGTATGAGCAAGAAAAATCTACCAATACATTGCTCTTTGACCAAGAAGTTCTAAAAAAAGAACTACAGAGTATAAGAAGTATTCTTGAAATAATAAGGCGCTGGACGAAAACAGAATATTATATTGATGATAAGAGGGTGTCGCTTCAATCCATCGAAGAGCTTATTGCGGTATTCGAATGTGAAAAAGGATGCAGGGAGTGTGTCATCCCCGATGAATACTGCTATGGCGAAGCCGGATGGGGGTGCAAGTTTATTAGTTCAATAGCTCTACGTCGTGCATCCTATTATCGATATCGGTCAGAATTAAACTGGTATGAATTCGGCCATTTTCATGAGGATGAATGGGTTGTTGACAAAGAAAGAATACTGACACAATTAACAAAAGAAGTAGTAGAAAAGCGTATTGACATTTGCAAATATTATGCCTTAACCAAATTGGAGGATGCGCTTCGAACGTTGCCAGAAAAGATCGTTGTAACTGAGGATGATAGTTGCGAGTGGGAGTATAAATATAGAGAAGCACCAGTAGGCATGAAGCAGACCGAAGTAATTGGGGTGAAACCACGAGAAAATCATTCGTTCAGTTATGGAGGTGGTTTAGGAATATCAGTGTCTTTGGGAATGTCGAGTAAAGATAGTGAACAACATGACGACTTCGAAAAAAACGTACCCTCAGTAACCTTTGGCGACATTGGGGGTATCGACGATATAGTTCAACAAATTCGCGAAGTTATAGAACTTCCCTTAACGGCTCCAGCTATATTTGAGCATTATCATATCAAGCCTCACAAAGGGATTCTTCTGTATGGTCCGCCTGGATGCGGAAAAACATTAATTGCAAAGGCGGTAGCCAATGAAATAAATGCTCATTTTATTTCAGTTAATGGCCCCGAAATATTGAATAAGTATATTGGACAGTCTGAAGCCAATCTAAGGAAAGTATTTAGCGAGGCGAAAAAGAACAATCCCACGATAATTTATTTTGATGAATTTGATTCAATATCCTCGACCCGCGATGCCGATGGGAATCCACTCATGGCTACAGTGGTTAATCAATTATTGACACTAATGGACGGAATAGATGATACAAGCCAGATATGCGCTATTGCATCTACGAATAGAATCGACATGATAGATGAGGCTGTAAGGCGACCGGGAAGGTTTGATTATGTAATAGAAATCCAACGTCCATCATTGGAAGGATGCAAAACTATTTTTCGCATTCATACGGCAAAGATGCCAGTTGATGAAGCTTTTGATAAAGATACATTCGTAAGCAAATACTTAACTGGCTGTTCCGGAGCAGAAATTGCGTTTGTTGCGTCCGAAGCTGCTTATAATTCTATTCGCAGAACCGTTGATATAAAACAAATGTTTCAAAAGCGCTATGAATTCTGCGTTTCAGCCGAGAACATTATACTCGAATGCGATTTTATTAAAGCAGCAAAGACGCTGACTGACAGCAGAAAAAAAGCTGATACGGCGAAGTATCGCTACAATATGTAGAATGTTTTGTTTCAATCACTAATAGTTGACAGCCTTGTGATTTTAAGGAAAACGGGAACAATATTCAAACGAGAACTCATTATTATCGTGACGATATTTAAAAGAATTTGCTGAATTAGTATCATTGGAAACTTATTACGTTGTCAATGAAAACCATTAAGTGACTATATCATTTCCTGGTATTACAGGAATCGCTTTTTAGAGAACGACCTACGGGCCGTTCTTTTTTTGCGCACTTTTTTGAAACGGAGGCGAACACATGGCGGACGATTTTGGCCTGAAAATCGGCGTGGAAGGCGAGCGCGAATTCAAGGCCGCACTGAAAAATATCAACCAGCAGTTCAAAGTGCTCGGCTCCGAAATGAAGCTCGTGGAATCCCAGTTCGATAAACAGGATCGCAGCGTTTCCGCGCTCACGTCCCGTAATGAAGTGCTGAACCGTCAGATATCGGAGCAGAAGGAAAAGATCGAGCTGTTGCGGCGCGCGCTGGAGAATGCGGCTGAATCGTTCGGTGAAAACGACCGCCGGACGCAGCAGTGGACCGTGCAGCTGAACAACGCGGAAGCCGAGCTCAATAATATGGAGCGCGAGCTGAAAAACAATGAAAAAGCCATAGACGGCGTTGGCGACGAGTTCCAGGACGCGGAGAAACAGGCGGACGGTTTCGGCGATGAGGTCGAGGACGCCGCGGATCAGTCCGATCGTGCGAAGGATCGTTTTGAGAAACTCGGCAGCGTCCTCAAAGGCGTCGGCGCTGCCATGGGCTCCGTTCTAGTGGCGGCGGGAACCGTGGCATATAAACTCGGCAAAGCGGTGGTCGAACAGTTCGGGGAACTGGAGCAGAATCTTGGCGGTTCGGAGGCTGTGTTCGGCGAGTACGCCGCTTCCATTCAGAAGACCGGTGAAGACGCATATAAAAATCTAGGTGTTTCGCAGAGCGAGTATCTCGCCACCGCCAATAAGATGGGCGCGCTGTTTCAGGGCGTCGGCGTCGATCAGCAGACGAGTCTGGAACTGACCGAAAAGGCCATGCAGCGCGCGGCGGACATGGCGTCCGTCATGGGCATTGACACTTCCGCTGCATTGGAAGCAGTCACCGGTGCGGCCAAGGGCAATTTCACCATGATGGACAACCTTGGCGTCGCCATGAACGCAACCAGCATCCAGGCATATGCCGTGGCCAAAGGACTGGACTTTACCTGGAGTTCGGCCACGCAGGCGCAGAAGGCCGAAGTCGCTATGCAGATGTTCTTTGAGAACACAGAACAGTACGCCGGCAATTTCGCGCGCGAATCCTCAGAGACGATCACCGGCTCCATTGGCATGATGAAAGCGGCCGCATCGTCGTGGGTAGCAGGCCTTGGCAACGCCGAAGCGGATACGCAATCGTTGACGCGGAACATGATCGACGCGTTCAAGACCGTCATGACGAACGTGACGCCGGTGCTGGAGAATATCGTAAAGGCCCTGCCGGAAGCGCTGGATGCAGTGTTCTCGGAGATTTCCACGCTGCTGCCCTCGATACTGGGTACCGTGATGTCTATCTTTAAGCAACTGCTCAATATGCTGATCCAGCTGCTGCCGGAGTTGATCCCGGTTGCTGTCGATGCCGTTATGACGATCATCTGGGCGATCGTCGACAACCTGCCGCTGCTGGTGGATACGGCAGTTCAATTGATCCTCGCACTGGTAGACGGAATCGGACAGGCATTACCCGAGCTGATCCCAGCGATCGTGGAAGCGATCATTCTGATTGTATCCTCGCTGCTGTCGAACATCGATCAAATCATTGAAGCGGGTATGTCGATCCTGTTCGGCCTGATCGAAGGAATCATCAACGCGTTGCCCGCGCTGGTCGAAGCGCTTCCACAGCTGATCTCGGCGATCGTGGAGTTTTTCGTTGAAAACCTACCGGAGATTCTGTATGTAGGCGTGCAGGCGATCGGGGTGCTGATTCAGGGAATCGTCGGCTCGATTCCACAGCTTTCTTCCACCATGCCGCAGGTCGTCTCCTCGATTGCAAGCGGCATCTCCAAGGCTGTTTCGTCGGTTACACAGATCGGCAGAAACATCGTGCAGGGGTTGTGGCAGGGGATCCAGTCCATGGGACAGTGGATCCAGGACAAGATCGGGAGCCTGTTTCGCAGCGTCGTTGACGGCGCAAAGAGCGTGCTCGGCATCCACAGCCCGTCGACCGTATTTGCTGGGATCGGCGAGAACATGGGCCTCGGCTTGGGTTCCGGCTTCACCGACGCTATGGCCGGCGTAGAGAAGGATATCACAAACGCCATCCCGACCAACTTTGATCTCGACGTCAACGCGGATTATCCGACGAAAACGGCGAACCCGCTGGCAGGCGTTGCCAAGCGTGTCGTCGAACACACCGGTACGATCCGGATCGAGGGCGTCAACGACGAAGGGATCATGACCAAGGTCGTCGATTTCCTGGTTGGAGAACTGCGGCAGGAGGTGCTTGCCTGATATGGCGCTTCTGAGAAACGAAGATACCGGAATCGACATCACCCGGTTTATTACACTAGAAGAAAAACAGTCCGTCATCCGTACCGAATGGCAGACGCTGGATGGCCGGACGTATCTGCAGCGGTACGGCATACCGAACGCAACCTACGAGATTGTTGCGTATGTGAACTATGCCGGAAAGCAGTTGCTCTTCGAAGCGGAGGATACCGCCGCGCTGCTGAAGGCCGAGTGCAAACACGGCACATTTTATGGGCATATCGTCGAATTGAAAGATTTCAGCCGCCTTGCTGGCGACTGGTACAAGACGACGCTAACGCTCGCGCCGGAGGTGACGGACGAATGAGAATCCTGTCGGCCGAGATACGGAATAAACTGCTGGAGCGGTTCCAGGTTGAAAGCAGAGACGCCAAGCCGAATCTGCGCGTGGTCGCGACCCAGTCGACCGTTAATACGCTGCTGACCGAGGATATTCATACGGACGCGACGGCGAGCTTCGGCGATGTGGCCGTTCGACAACTGTCCGGGGAGGCAACCCCGTCGTTGGCATATGCGATCTGCATCGACGGCGACGTTGCAAACATCTACGAGCGCAGCTTTCCGACCGACCTGGAATCCCCCTGGGCATGGAACTGGGCGCTTGGTGCGGCGGCGGACGTCGCGATCGAGTTCAACGGCGAATGGACGATCAACGCGAAGACTCGTTGTTATGAGCTGATCACCGAGGAGACGCCGTATATCTTTTTTACGGATGCGGCTGGCACGCTGTACGTCCAGAAGCGGCAGGATGAAGCGACGCGGATCCCGCTCGCCGAAAACGTGGAACAGATCAGCTCCTGCCGAGCGTGGAAATCGAACCTTGACGTCGGGGTCGATCAAGGGCTTGTGATCGGGTATCTGCGCGAAGGCGGCGTTTATTACAGGACCTACGCGGAACAGGAGGGCGGCGCGATCCTCTGGGAAGAGGAGCGGCAAGTAACGGAGCTCGGCACGGGCAACACGACGCTTGCGCTGTTTCGGACGAACGATTATCGGCTTGGGTTCGTGACCGAAAACGCCGGCCAGATCCAGTATGTACTGTCGTACCGAACGTACGCCGGGCAGGCCATGCCGGCGGAGTATGCCGACGTCCAACCGCGAGATGCGCGGGTTTGGATGATCCCGCCTGCCCGGTATTACCCGCTGACGACGGAACGAGCGAACGTCGATCCCGAGTTTGTATACCTCATGACACATCCGTCGGAAGCGGCGTTCGAAATTAGCGGGGTCACGCGCATGGATGAACGGAACCTGCTGTTCGCGTTCAGTCAGGACATCGGCGGCGAGATCTTTTCTTCTATGTCCATCTCACCTGCGCGGACGATTCTGTCGGCGACGATACAGAACGGGAACGAGCTGCTCATAACTCTCGGCGAGGACATGAATCGGGTGACGCCGTTCGATCTGACGATTGCGGACTGCCGCGCGGGATACTGGATTGTGGACGGCATGAAGATGGCGCTCGAAACGCTGACCATCCATGCAGATGGTGCGCCGAACGAAGGCGTCATGGAAGAATCCGTAACGGTTACGACGACCGGAACCGTGCTGCTGATCACAGCGAATAAATTCTATCCGGTAACCAGTGAAATGGCTGTTGTGACAGGTTCTGGGTCCGTAACTCTTACGCCAGTAGACGTGATCCCGATATAAGGAGAAAGACGATATGAATAAACTCGAGCAATACGCGGTGATCCATAACCGCTTCGATGTGATCGTGCAGGATGCAAAGACCGGGAAGGTCAAACAGACCGCCGTTGCGTATAACATCATCCTGAATCAGTGGTTTTACTGTCTGACGGCAAGCGGCGGGGTCAGCTGGGAGTGCAATCACCTGAAACATATCGCGTTCGGTACGGGTACCGGAACGCTGGACGTGACGCGGACTGCGATGTTCTCACAGTTGGGAGTAAAAGAGGCGACCGTGGTCGACACGGTATACGACAGCCCAACGAGTTATGTGACCAAAGAAATCCGTCTTGAGGCGGATGAATTCAATGGAAGTACGATTACGGAGGTTGGATTCAAGGACTATTATTCCGTTTGGTACTTTCTTGTCACGCATGCGTTTTTAAAGGACAGCGAAGGAAACCAGATCGCGATTGCCAAGACCGACTCGGACGTCGTGATCATCCGCGGGACGTTCTACGCCACGTTCACGCAGGGCGGGTTCGGTACAAACGGCATCTATGCGCCGGAAAGCGAGAACCTGATCGTATCCTGTATCTTTGGTAATAATAATCTGCCCATGAACGTGCGGTTTTCCGGATTCACAAGCGATACCCCCGCAAAGATGGGCGTTCGGTATCACGGCACAAAAACAACTACATTGGCAAGCTGCACAAAAGATACAGCAGCATGGCAGCTTGATTACCCGCTGTTCACATGGAGCGACGTGGAGTGCAACGGCCAGACGGTCAAACAGATCGGCATGCCCGGATTTGCGGCAATCAATCTGCCGGATAGTTCGATCTTTACGCCGATTGCCGTATCGCACTTATCGAT